GGATGACTTCTCACATATCCTATGGCCTGAGATGTATGATGAAAGGTGGCTTAAAGAGAAACGTGCAGACTTAGTATTGCAAGGGCAGGCAGATATCTATAATCAGGAATATCTGAACTATCCGATTGACGAAAGCAGAGCAATGTTTAGGCGGTCGGATTTATTGCCTATTGATGAAAAAACACTGACTCTCATTATTCAAGATAAGATTCCATTGCATTACTATGTTGGCGTGGATTTGGCGATTTCTCAAAATAAGCGTGCTGATTATAGCAGCTTTGTGGTTGTTGGTATTGATGCTGACAATCTTATGTATGTCTGTGAAGTCATACGTGCTCGGTTTGATACCAAAGAGATTATTGAAACGCTTTTTGAGATTCAAGAGAAATACCATCCCTATTGGTTTGCGATTGAAAAAGGTGTCTTGGAAAAAGCAATAGGACCCTTTGTTGAAGAAGAAATGTTTAAGAGGAATCTCTTCATCAATTGGGAAAAGATTACTCCTTCAGTGGACAAGGAAGAACGGGCTAGAAGTATTGTAGGCCGCGTTCGGGTCCACGGAGTCAGATTCTTCAAAGATGCTGAATGGTATCCCGTTTTTGAGACTGAGTTATGTCAGTTTCCTCGGGGCCAATATGATGACCAAGTAGATGCGTTCTCTCTTATAGGTCTATCATTACTGCAATTAACGGTTGCCCCGACGCCACAAGAAAAAGATGAAGAAGACGAAGAAGAAGAAAAACGGCGCACGGGGTATTACTCTGACAACGATGGTCGTTCACGATTAACAGGATATTAAATGCCTAAAGCTGTTGTTCCAATCACTACTATCATTGATCCTGACAATCTTAATTTAGCTGAGTTCATGGATGAAGAAGAACTCACTGAATTGGGAAGTAAGTTAAAGAAGGCGCTTGATATAGACCTCATAAGTCGGTCCGCGTGGGAAGAGAATGTGGACAGTTGGATGAAACTGGCTGTTCAATATAAAGATACAAAGTCCTTCCCGTGGCCTGATGCAGCCAATATTAAATATCCTCTGTTGACAACTGCGGCTATGCAGTTTTCTGCACGGGCGTATCCTGCACTGATTCCTCCGAAAAGTCCGGTCAGGGCTAAGATTGTAGGCAAAACTACACCGGAACTTAATACGATTTCCGAAAAAGTAGCGGAACACATGAGTTATCAGGTTCTTGAAGAAATGGATAACTGGGAAGAAGATATGGACAAATTGTTCATGATTATTCCTATTATTGGCATGGCTTATAAGAAGACCTATTATAATGGTGTTCGTGAGATGAATGTCTCCGAACTTGTGTTACCCAAAGATTTAGTTGTTAATTACTGGGCTAAGAAATTAGGTGGATATACTCGTAAACATCATATCCTTGAGATGTCTGGGAATGATATTTATACCCGTAAAGCTAAAGGACATTTCTTAGATGTAGAATTAGGAGATGCTAAGAGTTCTGAATTTACTGGGAATGAACGAACTGAATCTCAACATGATCTTCAAATGCCCACGGAGGACGATGAGACAACGCCTTACAGAATTGTGGAATGTCATTGTCACTACGACTTGGATGGGGACGGTTATCTTGAGCCTTACATCATTACTTTTGATTCTGGTTCTGAGACAGTGCTCCGGGTAAGTCCGAGATTCCGGGAAGATAGTATTAAGTGGTCTGATACTGGTAATGTTAATAAATCAAAGGTGGTGTCCATTGAACCTGACGAATACTTTACCAAATATGGATTCATCCCCAATCCAGACGGGTCCTTCTATGACTTGGGATTTGGTCTTCTCTTGGGACCGATCAATGAAACCATTAACACCAGTATTAATCAAATCCTTGACCAAGGAACAATGTATACCACCAATGGTGGATTTCTTGGCAAGGGTGTCCGCATCAAGGCGGGAGAATACAAGTTCGCTCCGAATGAATGGAAAGTTGTCAATACTACTGTTGACGATTTACGCAAGGCTGTCTATCAACTACCCGTCCGTGAACCTTCACAGGTTCTATTCCAGATGCTTGGAGCCTTAATTGAAGGTGGAGAGAAAGTTGCGTCTATTGCGGAAATCTTTGTGGGCAAGATGCCGGGGCAAAACACCCCTGCCACGACTACGATGGAAACCGTTAAGCAAGGCATGGCAGTATTTACCGCCATATACAAGCGTGTATATCGCTCCCTTGACTCGGAGTTCAAGAAACTCTTTAAACTAAATCAGTTGTATTTGGATGACCGTGTGGATTATCCGGTCGAATTGACTAGAGAAGATTATCAACGAATTGAGTTGACGGTGTTGCCGACAGCAGACCCGGATGTAGCTACTGACGCTGAGAAGCTTATCAAAGCAAGGGCGCAGCTAGAGTTCATCCCGTTAGGGACAGTTGATCCAAAGGTAGTTACCAGAAGGGTTCTAGAGGCAATGCGTATTGAAGGTATTGAAGAACTAATGAATTACACACCCCCGCCTCCGCCTGAAGCACAACTTATGCAGATGGAAATGCAGGGTAAGCAACAGGACATGCAAGGTAAGGCTGCCCTCAATCAGATGAAAGCCAAGGTTATGGCTATGCAAGCTGAATTGAAGGCTCAAGGTGCTAAGCAAGATCAAATGATCAAGGCTATGGAAAAGCAGTTAGATATTCGTGTGAAAGCACAAGAGGCTCAACAAGATCAAATAGTCAAACAAGCCGAGGGTCAGCAGAAGATTAGACAAGAAGGTATTGCTGCTGCTCAAAAGCGTAGACAAAGTGAGCAAGAACACCAACAGAAAGTGAGACAAGCTGCTGTTGAGGGTTATCAGAAAATACAACAACAACGTGAGTTGGGTAAGGTTAAGATTGAAATGGCAAAGAAAATGCCAAAAAAGACAAGTGATAAAAAATGATGACTACCACAGCACCTGATACTAGTTCATGTCCTTATTGTGGGATGATTCATAATACCATATGTCATTTAATTAAGGCAGTTGAATATTATCCTGATGGCACTATAAAAAGAGTTGAATTAAAATCACCTGTTGATTATTTACCATCACAACAAAATCCCGCGTATAGCGGGCCTTTATGGAGTTGTTATAATGAAGGTAACAGGAGCAATTCCTGAATATGAATTGGTAGCACCAAAGGAAGCAATAATCGCTTGGAAGCACAATGCCGTTACTAAGCAAGTAATGGATATTATCAGACAAGAACAGGAAAGTTCCCGTAAACGTGCAGTCAGCCCGGAAGTATTGGGTGATAATGTTGTCCAACAAGTAGCTCGTGCTATTGGTTACGTGGAGGGTCTAGAGTTTTTGACTGATACTATTATGGAAGTAACTAATGTCATAGAAGACAAGGAAGATGATAATGACGGAAAAACGCATACCGTTACCATTCGGTAGTTATGTAATTGTTAAACCCAAGGATTTGGAACTGAAGTCAAAGGGTGGTATTATTCTCGCTAGAGCAGATGAAGAACGCGCCCGTGGAGCCACAACCGAAGGAACAGTAGTTGCTATTGGTCCTCTGGCTTTCAAAGACGATATGAATCCAAGTGGGCAGGAATGGTATCAAGTAGGAGATAGAGTCATATTTGTAAAATATGGTGGTAAGTTTATTACTTACGATGATGAACTGTATATTGTCTTCAGATATGAAGATATTATGTGCAGACTTGAAGAGGAAGTGCCGTATAAAGATGGCGAAAAGGAGTAGCAATGGCTGAGAATCCTGCCGAAGTAGCGCAAGATGAATTGGAAAAGCTAGAAAACGAAGAAGGCAATGAAGAAGTTGTTGTAGACGAGGACGTAGATAGCGATGAAATTGTTGAAGACGGGGCTGATACAACTACCGATCAACAACTTACAGAACATGAACGTATCGCTATGGAGTCTAATTGGAGACCGAAGAACGAATGGGATGGTGATCCAGATGAATGGGTTTCTGCCAAGGAGTTTAATCGGCGCGGTGAGTTACTGAGAAAGATTCATAATCAGAACCGCCAAATTAAACAATTAGACAGTGTGGTTAATACCCTCGCTAGTCAACAGAAAAAGATTTTTGGTGCTGGTTATGAGAAGGCTAAGAGGGAACTTAAGGCCCAACTTAGAGAAGCTACTAAGGAAGGGGATGATACTACTGCCGATTTGATTGAACAGCGTTTGGAGCAATTAGATACTGCTGCTAAACAAGATGTTCAAGCACTTGAGCAAGTCCAACCCCAACAATCGCAAGTAGCCCCGGAATTTATCCCGTGGGTAACTCGTAATCCGTGGTTTAAAGAGCGTCCTGAAATGAGGGCGTATGCTGAAGTTATTGGAATGCAGTATGCACAGGAACATCCTGATGCACCTAACACCGAAGTTTACGAGCATATTACTACTCAAGTAAAAACCAAGTTTCCAGAGAGGTTTGGAATGACTCAGAGAAAAACCGTTAAAAGGCCGGGTAGTCCGGTCGAGGGTAGTGACAATCTAACCGCAACCCGCACAGGCAATCAAGTTGCTCATCGAGTATCCCTAACATCAGAAGAGAAAGATGTTGGCCGGACGTTGGTTAAGAAGGGTCTCTACAAGAATATGAATGAATATGCGTCCGATCTTAAGAAGTTCGGCGTTAAGAAATAAGGAGTCAGATCATGACAGTGCTTAAGTCGCAAATGAAACCACCGAAGCCCGTAGGGGCACCCGTGGAACCTTCCTTTCTCAAGAGTCAGGAAGTGAAAGTTGAAAGTCCTTCTCCCGAGAAGGCGACCGCCAAAGGTCCCACAGTTGAATCAGTTGGGAAGGCTACACCCTCTCCCGAAGCGATTGCTCGTAGGAACCGGCGCGTAAGATCACCCATTGATGGGCGGCGTAATATTTTAACAGTTAAGGGACTGGCTCCCGGAATGGTAGGCCGTTGGGTGGATAACACTCCCGAGCGCGTTGACCAACTTCTTGACCGTGGTTATGAGGTTGTTCGTGAAAAGGTGCAAGTGGGTGATATGTCTGCTGACAACGGTTCCCAGATGGGGTCAGCAATAACTAAAAGAACTGGTGGCGGTAAAGAGTCAATCCTTATGCAGATTCCCGAAGAGTGGTATAATGCCGACCAACTCGAAAAGCAAAAGATAGTTGACGAACGTGAAAAAGCCACCATTAGCGGAGAGAAAGCCTCTAATTACTACGGAAAAGTAGAAGTAGAGGATGTTGTGCCGGGCCGTCGTTCGGCAAAACGTGGCGAAGAGTAATATCAACGCCATATATCTCCTGATGATATTCTTAACATTAAAAGTAGGAGTTTAATATGGCTAATCCTGATACCCCGAATGGTCTTAGACCCGTTCGATATCTTGACGGCTCTCCTTACAACGGCGCTCATAATTTGTATTTTGTTCCCGCGTCTTACGGCACCGCCATCTTTATTGGCGATATCGTGACCCACGCTGGGGATGCTGGTCCTGCTGGCACGTTTGTCAGCGGAGTAGACGTTGAAGGTATGCCTATTGTCAACCTGTATGCGGTTGGCGACAATATGATGGGAGTAGTGATTGGGTTTCTTCCGAACCCGACCGCTCTACAAACGAATCACAAGCCTGCCAGCACAGCGGCAATCTTGATGGTTGCGGATGATCCCGGTTTGATTTTTGAAGTTCAGGAAGATAGCGTCGGCGCGACTCTCGCGGCTGTTGACGTGGGCAGGAACGTAGACGTTCTGGCAGCTTTGGCTGGTAATGCGACTACGGGCACTTCAGCACAGGAGATTGATTCTAGCGTTACGTCGGTGACGACTACCGCTGGTTTCCGCCTCATGCGCTTGGTTCCTCGTCCGGGTAACGCCATTGGCACTAATGCTCGTTGGGAAGTTAAGCCCGTTGAGCATATGAGCCTGTCGGCAACTGGTATTTAAGGAGATTATACTATGGCTATTAATACTGGTTTATGGATGAAGGCCATGTGGCCCGGCATTAACAAGTTCTACGGTCAAGAATATAAAGAACATCCGGTGGAATACACCGATCTGTTCGATACGTTCAAGAGCCGGAAAGCTTGGGAAGAAGATGTTGGCACCAGTGGCTTTGGGCTCTTCCAACGGAAGGGCGAAGGTGTGCCGATCTCGTATGATACCAATCGTTCGGGTTTCGTGTCACGCTACACTATGGTTACTTATGGTCTGGGTTTCCAGATTACTAAGGAAACCATTGAAGACGATCAATATGATGTGGCGATGGAAAAGGGTGGGCGCGGTCTGGCTTTCTCTATCCGTCAAACTAAGGAAGTATTGTCTGCACAGGTTTATGACCGTGCGTTTACTAGCACCTACACTGGTGGGGACGGGGTTGAACTCCTGTCTACCGCGCATGTGAACGTCGCTGGTGGGACGTATGCGAATGAACTTGCAACTGCGGCTGATATTTCTGAAGCTGCTCTTGAGCAGGCCGTGATTGATCTGATGAAGCTTAAGAATGACCGTCAGTTGAACATTGCGGTTCTGCCGCAATCGCTTATTGTGCCGGTTGACCTCTGGGCTGAAGCTGAGAAAATTCTCAAAACGACTACAGAAGTTGGGACCGCTAACAACACGGTTAACGTGGTGCGTGGTCATTTCCCGAAGGGCCTGAAGGTTAACCATTACCTGACGGACACCGATGCGTGGTTCATTCGGACGAACGTGCG